GGGTCTTGTGTGTTGGGGTTAGCCACTACCGCCCCCTCTTCCTGGAGGCCCGGGGGGGGTCTTGGCGGGGTCGAATTCTCATAAATCTATATGTACTATAATGTTTATTTTAGCACCCATAGCCATTCCCGATCCCGTCAGGCTGGCCCATCCTCCTCCTAATGATATCAGTGACTTAGACATAGTACCCCTCCCCCTCTAATTAGCCCCTATCAACGAGCCCAGTGTTCCCAATGGTTTGCAGGATAATGACAACTATTGTTCTTTCTTTGCATCCTGGGGTGTGACGTCGATGATGTCCCGTAATGCCTCCAGGTGGCCCCGCTTTATGTTCACATCAGCCGTCACTCGACTGTCTATCTTCTCCGAGTAGACCCCCGGGTTGTCCGCTTTCGTTCGCCACTTAGCGAAATCAAGGACTACACGGCCAGCATGAGCCTCGAGAGCCCCCGTCCTTACGCTTTCAACGGCCTCCTGGGCATAATCGGCTAGGGATTCGGCCCTTGCCTCACGGGCACGATCATAGAGGTCACGCATTCCAGGCGTCTCATCAATCCACCTCAACAGCGTCACATGCGGTATCCCCATCGCATTTCCAACCTTTCTCAGCCCATTCCCTTCCGCAATCATGGTCTCGAACGTGTTCCAAAACACGGGGCTTTTCTTCAAAGCCTCGGCCCTTTTCCGGGTCAATCTCCCGGTCTTGGTTAGGAACTGAGTCTTTTTGGCCTGTTTTGGTTCAGCCAAGCCCCTCCTTTTGAGCCTCGACATAGGACTTGCACTCATGGATCCGGTCTTGGACGAACTCGGCGAGGTCCTTGGCGACCTTATAGGAGAGGTCGGTCTGAGTCATAATAGACTGTTCGGTGGCCGTCCGGACTCGGGCGTCGATTTGCCGGAGTAGTTCGAGGACGGGAAGGTGTGCATAGTCAACCATAGCGTTCTCCGATTGAGGGTTTGGTTTGGAGGCACTCCGTCGTCATGCGGAAGGTCTCCTGGTATTGGATCTCTGGGTCGAACTGATCGAACTCTTCCCAGGTGTATTGGATCCGGAGTTTATCGACGTAACAGTCGCAAGTGTGTGCGTGGTCGTTCCATGGAATATCGGGCCTGTGTTGCATAAGGGAGTTGTAACAGAGGAACCAGATTTGTCTGACTTTGTGGGTCTCGTAGGTCCCCTTGAACTGAGCCATGGCTATTGAGGGAACAAATAGTATGAATACAATTAGATTCTTCATTAAAACCCCCTTAAATGCATTTTTATTGGCTTATCCATAAATCCGTATGGGCTAGGTGTATTTCTTCTCTTGTTGGCGAATCTGAGCATCCCCGGATATAGGCCATGACCCCGCCTTTTCCTGAGATCCCGTCTTTCCGAGCCATGATAATTCGGATAAGGTTGTCATTCTCGAAGGCCAGCCCCTCCATGGCATCAGTCGTGACCTTAATGCAGTTGTCCAGGTCCCGGGTCGCCGTCCGCTTGTCCTTCGGGAAGGTGATGACGAGGCCCATTGATACCGGGCCCTTGACCATCCGGAGTTTCTCCACCAGGAAGATGCTTTGGACGGTGGCTTTGTATTCCTTCGCCCTCTTCGAGACATAGACCCGGTTGTTTCCGACTCTCCAATAGGCGTTCGCTGATGGAGGCCACGGCAAGAACAGTCTGATCATGTCAGGATATCGATTGGACCATTCGTTCCTCGGCCCGTGGATCCGGGTTCGCTCGGACGGTCTGGATACAGTGCTTGAGGAACTCGGCCGGGTTGAAGTTCTCGTTCCGGTCGGCTTTGGTTCTCAGTCTCCCTCGGTTTTCCTTCCGTCGCCGTTTCCGTTCTAGCTCGGCGATCTTTGGGTCGGAAAGGATCTGTTCCCTCATGGCCTGAATCCGGGCCTTCTGCTCGTCGCTGATCTGAGACCGAGGAGGCGGACTTGGCAAAGCCTTCACTGGGTCCCAACGGTCCCGAGTGAATCGGACGCCCCCTCGGATGTCCGCTGGTTTGGGCCAGTAATTTTTGGCCTGGATGTGTTCGAGGAAGGCATTCCGGATCTGGTCCGGCGTCAGCCCGTTGAGTGCTATCCCCCAGGCCTGGACGTCCCTCTCCGTCACCTTGCCCATTTCCTTCACATGGTTCTGATAACTCGTTTCGCAAAGTCTCAATCCATCGATTATGGCGTCGGTAGTTCTTTCCATCCTGGATCCTTTCCGGTTTAAGGTTTTGAAGTTCTAATTTTTCAAGCGGGGTGATGATCATGTTCTGACCTCCATCCTGTCCGTTTGCTGAATTCGGCCTTGGCCTGGTCGATCTCTTCCTGGCTGATGATCACTTCCTCGTCCTGGTTCTGGCATCCAAGGATCTGGGAGGAAATCACCTCACGGCGTGTCCGTTTCGTCAGGGGTTCCGGCGGGGCCCCAAACCCGAATGAGTCCAAGACGGCGGAGGCGTATCGGTCAGCCCCCTCCGTAATGCGATCAAAGATTTTATCTGCACTGTCACCCCTGCATCCCTCGTTAGTCCCATCTATTTCTTGGGTAAAATCATGTGCCCTTTTCATCTTCCGCCCTCCAGGACCTTAAGGTTCTGACGGCGGTCCAGGACGGTGTCGAGGAAACCGGTTTCATCTTTAGATCGGGCCCAGGCGGATCCGCTTTTCTTATTCTGAAAAGGTCGGTACTGAACCCCTTGCCATCCAGATCCGATGGCGTGATGGATGGCTTGGACGACATCTGTCCCTTTCCGGTACTCGGTCAGGGTAGAGGTTAGGAATGATTTGAGGCCAATCTTCCCCTTGTAGGCTTTGGAGGTCGGGCCTTCAACTTGCTTGTACTCGAGCCAGTCGTCGAGTGCCTCCGGAAACCCTTCCAGGTTTTGGAGGTCTATCGGGATCTGGACGGCCTCGAGTAGTTCTTGTGGATTCAATTTTTTCGAGGGCATATCTTCCTTTAAGGATTTCTTTTTATATATATAAGACAAAGGGTGTCGGTCACCGCCACCTTTGAGGTGTCGGTCATCGCCACCTATTATTTGGTTGAATTGGCCGGTCAATCTCGGGGATTTTTTGAGAAGGATGTAGCCGACACGTCGGCCCTCTTTTACCTTCTTCAGGAACCCTTTTTCTTCAAGGGTCCGGGATACCCGGGAAATCTTTTTAACGTCTGACCAGTGGAGTTGACGGGCGAGGATCTCCGCCTTGGCGAAGACTGGTTCCCCTTCGGCGTCTTGAGCCTTCTCGTATGCCTTTAGAAGAGTCATGAGCCTCATCCCTAAGACATCCAAGTCTTGGTCGAGGAACCAGATATCGACGTCCATGTCGAGTTTGTAGTACATAGCTTACCTGATTCTACCTGACTGACGGCCACCTTCGGCCGTCGGAAATTTATCGACTTTCTTTTCGGTTACCATCTCCAGGCCGGAGGAGAGCATAAGGGAAACATCTCCGGGGTAAAGGCGAGGTAAAGACACGTTTACCAATCCTGGCTGGGTTTGAGCCGTCAGCCGGTCGTTTTTACTCTGCTTGAGGCCAGTCACGTTTGATTCTGATTTCTTCGATTTCTTCCTGGTCCAGGAATCGTTTGACTCTCCAGACCATGTAAAGGACGCCGAAAATGACGACGACCAAGTGGACATAAACCAAAATATTCAGGAAACTCATAGCGACCTCCTCGAAACATTTCATGCAGTTTCTGTTTGCAGTTCCTCCGTGGCCTTCAGACCGTCTCTGTAGGCCTTGATGTCCTTTTCCAGGATGCTGATATCCTTTTTCTTAAAAAAGCCCATGGCGTCCACCCAATACTGGGCCAGCCACTGATTCACCTCGTCTGAGGTCTTCAGCTTTTTCACCTGGTTCAGACACTCCTGGCGGTTAGCCCAGGGCCCCTGACTCTCTTCTTCCGTCTCCGTCGATTCTGAGCGTTTTTCCTTAGCGTCCAGTTCCGGCGGATCCACGTCAGATGGATCTAACGGGTTGTCTTCTTTTGTAAAGATATCGAGGCCCAGGCCACACATGGCGATGGCCTTAACTAGGCATCTCTGGAGGGTCTTATTTATGTCAAACATATCCGCCCCGTTACCGTAAGGTTTCGGAAGGATGGCTTTGTTCCGGGAGTCCATGACAAATAAGTCCGCAAACCTGACGGGGGTCTCTTCATCCTTCAGGTCCACACCAATTTCGACCATGTACCCTTCCGGGCTCACCAGGTACGGGACCTGGGTGTTTTCCATCCAGATCGGGCCCTCTTTTCCAAAAATAATCAG